CGATACGATCTGGTTTTAGAGCCATTTCAGTTCTCCCTATTAATAGTTATTTTTTACCTAATCTGCTACTTACAAAATCGATTAATGCGGCTCTGGTGGTATCTACCGAAGATTCGGTTTCTCCGCCAACGCCAAGATTAACTTCTTCCACTACCTCAACTGTGTCTAGTACTTCTGGATCAGCAGAAGTTTCTGATGCTTTCTTCTTGTCTTTGGCTTTTTTATCGTCTTCTTTATCGTCGTCTTTCTTGATCTTTTCCAACCATGGTGGCATCTTACCAGCAAACAAACTGGTCATAGCCTCAAAAGCATCATCAGCCATAGTTTCAAATTTTTCTACAACGGTTTCTGCTGACTCAGCATCAACGCCATTGTCGATTAGAGAAGCTTTTCTTTTCATCTTCTTTTCTTTCTTAGCCATTTCTTCTTCTTTCATCTTGTATCCAGCAATGGCTTCTAGAGCAGCGTCTAGTTCAGATTTGACCTTTTTCATTTCTTCTTCTTTCTTGGCCATTTCTTCTTTTGTCTTCTTGGCTGCTTCTTCTTTTTTCATTTCTTCTTCTTCGTCCTTTTGTGTTTTCTTAGCAGCTTCGATAATCTCTAGTTGAGAAGCAACTTGAGACTCAAGCTCGCTTATTCTTGTCTGTAGATTATCTACAAGACTTGTGTCTGTGGCGACTGTTTCTGTTGTAACAGTTGTTTCTGTAACAACATCCGGTGTTGCTACAATGGTCTGTTCGGCTTGTTCGACTGAAGCTACTGTCTCTGTCTGTGTTTCATTTGAATTCATAGTCGTGTTCTCCACATTTAAGGTTGACTGATTATCAAATACACCTAGATTTGATAAATTAGCAAAAATTTCTGTTGAATTATTTAAGAAAGAATCTTTTGTAAAAATTATACTATCGGGATTTGCTGGTTTGTCAACAAAACCCTTGCCTGAAAAGGTTATGTTTCTCAATACTCTTCCAACTTTATAGTTATCGTGTTCTCCTAATCCGCCATATGATCTAAGATATTTAGTCAAAAATGCTGTTTCTGAATTTCTGTTTAAAACTTTAAACTCACCAGTTGACTTATTTAATAGTCCGTAATCAAATCCCTTAAAAAAGCATTCCATACTAACGTATTTTGTTCCAGACTCTATTTCTGATATTAGAGTACTTGCCCTACTCATGAGTTCTTCAGAAGAAAATCCTTTATAGATAACTGATCCTGTTAAAATATGAAATTTATTTGGTAGATTTTCTACTGGGGTATTTTCATCAATTAAAACCCCATCATCAGTAATAGGCCAGTTTGATGTAATGTGGCCAACTATAACATTCTCATCATGATTAAGATTAGTAGGTTTATCTTCTGGAGTATGTTTAGCTGCCCAAACCTCGTCCTTGTCGAAAATATCGTCGTTTTTATTCCAGCTAGAAGTAACTAGAATAGACTGAACATAATAGAGGTCGCTATCCTGTAAGGAAGCTAAACTCTTAATGTGCTTAACACTGTGATTAGTTTTATTTGAGGGTTCAACAACACAAGCATATGAAATAGAAGCTTGTGATTTAAGCTTTTCTTCGAGACCATCTCTAATCTCTTGTTCAAAAATATGCATTTTAAGCCTCGTTATAAGATTTTTCGATCAAAGAATTATACACCAGAGAATAAAAAGAAGACTTAAGTTGCTTAATCTCGTCAACAGTTAAATCTCTATTAATTTCTGTTTTAATGGGTTTTAGCCAGTTATTATAAGCACCAATAATTGTGGCGTGCTCTTTGGCATGAATGTTTGCTAGTGCTCTGCTCATTAAGTCAGGGTCAATTGTGCAGGTTGGTGTGAGACTGAATAGGATTTTGGTTTTGACCGAATCCATTTCTTTACTCTCTGCTTTAGATAAACTCCTCAAATTTTTCTTATTATAGAAGTCTAATAAGATTGGATTGAGCATGTCATTAATTTTATCTTGTGCTTCGTTAGCCCATAACATTAAACTAGCTCCAGTTTGGGGCGCGAACTTTTTACTTTTTCGGGGTCCAGAATCCTTACTTAATTTAGGTCTGCCTTGTCCGGGGATACCTGGCAATGATTCTGGCGAATCATTTGCCAACTTCGTTGAAGGACCAGACTGAGGAGGAGTTTTTTGTTCCAAAGCTGTTTTTTCTCCGCTTTTCTTTTTCTCCAATTCCAGACCGACCTGACTAGGAGTTACAGTACCTGTTTGTAGAGCAATTTTCTTAAGAGCATTTTCAACTTGAGGATCATTCCACGGCCCAGCTTTTGGAACCATTCTTTCTGATTTTCTTTCTCTGGTTTCTCTGTTGAGTCTGCTCTTTTCCATGTCTGGATCTATACCGAACTTAGTTTGTAATAGTTCGTCACTAATAACGTTTCTGTCTGCTAGTTGAATTAATAAAGCTTTCTCAGCATCTTCATTGCTTAAGTCCATCCTATCAAATTCAATCTTAGCTCCATACTTAAAACCCATGGCTTTTTGTACTAGCTCAATCTCTTTCTCCCAAAAAGAAATAAGCATGTCTCTGCCATACTGAAGTCTTTGTGTTAGGGTCTTAAGAGATATGAAGTTGTTGGTTGTTCCAGCCGCTCCGAATGTTCCTGTTAAAGTAGGAGGAATGCCCAGTCCAGCATAAACAGCATTTAAATGGGGAATATATTTACCTTCTCCCAAAAATTGATGAACACTTGTTTTGGATTCTATGAGTTCAATATCTGGACCCCATACTAAATCCATTGTGCCTCCACCAACATTATTACCTAGAATACTAGCCAGTTTTGCTGTGGCTGCTTTGGTGGGAGCAATCTTGTGCTCTAGACTTCCTAGTTTAAAAATACGAATATTAGAGATGGCTCCGTCAAGAGCTGCCATATCTGCTAGTTTAAGTTTTTCTATGACAGTAATATCATCCATGATAGAATAGACCATGGGGTATGCCCATGTTTGCCAATCGTCTTTTTTGTAATGGAACACTAAGGTCTTTTCTGGATCTAATGGATACGGCTTTTTGGTTTTTGCTGCTTGCACAATCTGAGGAGGTAGATTGTTGATGATTTCTCTTTCAGCATCAGACTGTGGAGAGTTAATCATTTTTCTTAAAATAGCTGGTAGTACTAACTCATACCTTTTCTGAGAAACAAAAGCAGAAAGTGGACCGGCAGCAACGTCCACGAATGCTGGGTCTATAAAAGTATATTTCCATGGAATTTCTCTTTTTTCTATTTGTACATTATCCATGTCTACTATTTGAAGATCCGGAGAACTAACTGCTCTGTATAGCTTGTCCGCAACCTTAAGACTAAGTTTTCCTGTTTGTCTATTTATGACAACGTTACCTGTTTTGTAAAGATTATTAAGAAACCTTTCACTGCGTTCCTTGCCTGATATCTTCTTAAACCACTGCCTATAAAATCGTTCTATTCTTTTGTTCTTGTGGCAAATTCTAATTCCCTGTACAGCAAAGTCTCCCATGAGATCTATAACATTTTTTACCAATCCGACCTTTTGGTAAATCTCGTCGGACCTGTGCATAATATGTTTTATGCGCTTGGGTACTGCTTCGTCTGGTCTAAAATAATCGTAGTCACTTCTGGTTAATCCTGGTCTTCCTCCGGTAGTCCCGTCCAGATTACCATAATCTACCCTGTAAAATCTCCCAGCCTGTGATTTTTGAACCAGAGTAAATTCGTCCAGAGACTCTGATGAGGTTTTTAAAGCCTCTTGTTTGCTGGCTAAGTCGTCGCCCCAAGCAACATAAGCTTGATCTGGAACGTGTGGTGCTGCGTCTTGTATGATTGGGTTTTGGGGCTGTTTATTGGCCATAATATTCCACGTTGTGATTGTGATGGGATTACAATAGTATTATAGAGATAACATACACTATTGTCTATAAATTCCTGTGTATATATCTTCGTTCACTGCTGAAGTAAACCATTCTGGCCCCTTGTATAATTGGCCTTTATTATCTACAACGTCTCTTAAGTTGCCTCCTATGATATCATACTGAACCGGAGGAAGGGCTCTTTGTTGCTGTCTAGCTGCCATATTGGCCATTAATAAAGAACTATATCTATCTTTGCGTAATCTTCCTTTTTTACCATTAGGAAGTTTAACTTCTGGAGTGTCCCATCGATCTCTAGCATTAGGTCCCGTGCTAGTTTGACTCATAACTATAGTGGTTAATTCGTTTTTTAATTCTTCTATTTCCAAGATACATTCACTAAGACTATCATAAATTGGACTAAGTTCAGTATTTATAATGTCTTTACCTTCAGCGTCCAAGGCCAAGCCCAGTGTCAAATTATCGAATTCTGGAAATAATAACACTTTATCTTCTAAGTCTTTTCTTAGTCCATGATTAGCCTGAGCTGTCCAGTCTGCTCTGGCAAACTGTATCAATTCTATTAAGTGTAAGCCCGGTTGGTCATCTGTGTCTTTGCTTTTTTCTGGATTAATAATTGGCCAAATCAAATGCTCTCCTTCTTCTAATTTGGATGGATCGTGCAAAGCTTCTTCAATAGAAACACCGCCACCCTGAGCATCAAGAGCGATTCGTTCACAAGGAAAGATTTTCATAAGATTGCGTATCTTCCTGCAACAAAATCCATAAAAATCATGTTCTGTTACTAGTCCTGTTTTTTGTCTATCTTTAAAGTTACTTCTGTTTGTAGTCCAACAATATACAATTCGAGAGTGATCTGGATGAATTTCTAGTATAATTATACTAAAATTATCTTGTTCACTAGCTGGGTCGATGCCATATACATAGCGTAAGTTGGGATTGCCTTTTGTTGCTGCTTGAAATAAAACAGGTTTATTATTAACCATAATTTGCTTAGAGCTAGATGTAACACAGCCTTCTATTAAACTTCGTTTAAAGAATCCTTCACTGTCACTAACAAAGCAAGCAGCATATTCCATGTTATAAATGCCAGTATGAATAGTTGCTTTGGCTCGTGATACCTGTTTATCATCCATGAATCCTTTGGGAATTAGTTCATATGGAATACGAATAATACTATAGTCTTTCCAGTTAAAATTACCAGGAACCTCTCCCTTAAATAATTCTTCTAGTTTACCTTTGTCTCCCTGGCTTTCTATTATTCCTTTATATCGTCTCCAGTAAGATGCAAAATGTTTGAAGGCATAATCTGCTGTTCCTGATATGATTGCTTGGTTGCCCATTTTGGTATTCAGGGTTTCTAGTTCTTCATTCCATAATCCTGCTTCTGTCATAGCAGCTCTTTTAGCTTGTTCTTTAACGTTTTGGATAGGGGTTGCTGAAACTGCCGCGAATCCTGAAACAACTGTCTCGTAAATATCTGGAGATATAGAAGCAAACTCGTCAGCAATAATAATGTGCGCTCTTAAACCTCTAATTTTACTACCGTCGCCCATGGGAATGGCTATTGTCCAACTGTCTCCTAACCTCATAGTACATCTATCAACGTCTCTTCTTGGACCGTCATCATTTCCCGTAAAGATACTGCGTAATATGGCGCTATTTCTCCAGATAGTTTCCATGTACTCGAAAATAATTTTACTCTGTCGGAAAGCAGCACCAACTACTACTATTTTGGTGCCAGGAAAAAAGGCACAGCGTAAAATACAGTATAGTGCTAATAAGAATGACTTACCCCAACCACGACTGGCTATATACATTGGGAAAGCCCGTATCCAAAATTCTTGCAAAATAGCAACTTGGATGGGGTGTAGTTCTATGTCAAAAAGTAATTTGCATGTTGATCCTAAATAATGAGGATTCCTTAATAGTCTCATGAGGTGCAAGTCAGGATTTTCTATGTCCTCTTTAACTCTATTTATCATAGGGTTAGAAGGAATTATAATCTCAGAAAGATCTCCCAGTCCTAACCATGCATCTTCAAATATCTTTTTGTTGCTTGACTTTTTCAATATAGTGAACCTTTTTAAGAATATATTCTGCCATCTTTTCTGCATCAGACGAAGAGCCGCAAAACAATACCTTAATATTGTGGTTTAGTTGTAATTCTAAAATATGTTTAACTATAAATGCTGGAGATATTTTAACCTTATCCCAAAGTCTACGAGGAAGAGTTGATCCTATTGGGTAACTTAAAACTTGTGCAAGATCGAATTCCAGAAGCAAGAAAGCATATTTGAATTTGCTCATTCGGTCCACGACATCAATAAATCTGGACTCTGTAAGGTTATTTGCAACTTCGCTGACGCTTTTTTTACGCTCTATACATACAATATCTTCTAGTCCTTCAATACTATAGTCTCCAGTGTCTAGTTTTCTGCTAGCTGTAG